AACACAAAAATACTTACCGAACATGATAATATATTAGAACTTGCTTCTAGTTATAAATTTGCATCCGATGATCTAAGTATTACACTTTCACAGCCAAGAACACTGTTAGGAAAGATAGATGAAATTGAAGTTTCAGTAATTGACTTCGGAGCCGTTCCGGACGGGTCGACTGATTGCTCGACAGCGTTTACTAATGCATTCACAGAATTATTTAGAAATACAGACGACACTTATAAAAAAGTGCTTAAGATACCAAATGGAGAATATCTATTTACTAGCGATCTTGAAATACCAAGTAACGCTATTCTAAGAGGCGAAACACAAACTGGTGCAGTTATTAAATTAGGAGATAGAAATATTAGATTTATTTCTGCGGCAGGAAGCCAACTTGCTTCGTTTTCAAGTAGTGATAGACCAGAAAATATTAGAATAGAAAATCTTACAATAGATAGAAGTAACGGACAGACAGTTTTAACTGGATTAAGCAATACATTGTTTAAGGACGTTAAATGGAGAGGAGAATACAGTCTAGGAACTCCTACTGGTTCTATAACACTATCAACACAGCCTGCGGCTGTCTTTTGGAATAATAGTATAGCAGGTATTAAAGTTGACGGGATTAAGTTTAACAATTGTATTTTTGAATTTAATGCAATTGCTGTTAAATGTAGTCAAACAATATCAACTGAAACAAGAGTTGATTTCATGGACAGTAAGTTTTATGCTAACGACACAGGAATATATGTCAATGGTGTTTCTGGACAAACAAACAGATGGAATATCGAACATTGCGATTTTGAAGAAATAAGCCGATATGTTTGGTTTTCAAACGCTGGTAAAAGCACTAGGTTTTACAGATGCGATTTTAAAAACTGTGGTAACGAAACAAACACCGCAGCCAACCCAGTATGGTCAATGATATCATTCGGCGAAAGCACTGATAACTTAGTCATTGCATCAACTAATGATAGACAACAGCAAGCAGGAATAGTAACTTCAGAAACTATACCTAACGTTACTGAAGTATTCAATAGCGATAGGGTAGAATTTATTAACAAAAATTCTTCTGAAATTTATCTTTCAAATAGTTTTAGACCAGTAACAACATTTTCTGCTTTGAATAATTTTATTTCTGTAAACTATATTCTTCGGTTGGGTGTTCATGTTAGATACGGAAAGATTACATTTACCGTAGGTGATGATTTATCTAAAATAGCATTCACTGATTCGTATCAGTATTCGGATGAAACAGCAGCAACATCAGAAGGTGGAAAAATTATGACCAACTTTCAATTTGATGCTGAACTAAGAGATAACGATACAGATAGTGGTATTGAAACAATAGTTCTTTACTACAAGAATCCAACTTCCACAGGACAAACCGGCAACATATCCTTTGATGTGTCATATGGTGTGTAATGATTTTACAAAAAATTGTGGATAAACTGCAAGGATTGAGCATTTTTACTCTTGTTCAATCCTTTTTTATTTGTTAAACTATAAGACTGTTTAAAATGCAATTAAAGGGCGTTCGCAGGTATCTATTTTAGCCATCAAACCCAGGCTGAAAAATATCATCTGATAAATACCCTTACTACATATAATAGAGAAGAGAAGGCGATAATGACAAAAGAAATATACATCAACAAACGTTCCGGTTCCAAGGAAAAATTAGATCTAGATAAAATGCATTTCGTAGTTGAAGAAGCCTGCAAAGGGTTAGCAGGTGTTAGTTCTTCACAAATTGAAATGAATGCGGACTTACAATTATACGACGGAATGACAACTGACGAGATTCAAAACATCTTGATTAGAAGTGCTAACGATTTGATTTCGTTAGAAAATCCTAATTACCAATACGCGGCTGCAAGACTTTTACTTTACAGTTTACACAAAAAAGTTTACGGTCGTTATGAACATCTTTCACTAGGCGATATCATTGATATGAATATCGACCGTGGAGTATATGATCCTGCAATCAAGGAAAAATATACACAGACGGAATTGAAAAAGATGAATACATGGATCAAGCATGATCGTAACGAGGACTTTACATACGCAGGACTTCGTCAGGTAGTAGACAAGTATCTCTGTCAGGATAGATCAAATGGTGACATTTTTGAAACACCACAGATTATGTATATAATGATTGCAGCCACTCTCTTCGCTGACTATCCAAAGGAGACACGTTTAACCTACGTGAAAAAATATTATGACGCGACCTCACTTTTTTAGATCAACATCCCAACACCTGTCATGGCTGGAGTTAGGACTCCTATTCGTCAGTTTGCCAGTTGTGTTCTTGTTGATGTGGCTGACACTCTTCCTAGTATCTTTAGCAGTAATAGCGCGATCGGTTACTACATTGCTCAAAGGGCAGGAATTGGAATCAACAGCGGAAGAATCCGTGCAATCAATTCAAAAATTAGAGGTGGAGAAGTAGCACACACAGGCGTTGTCCCCTTCTTGAAAGTTTACGAATCAACAGTGCGTTCATGCACACAAAATGGAGTGCGTGGCGGCAGTGCTACTACACACTTTCCTATATGGCACTACGAAATTGAAGACATTCTAGTTCTTAAGAATAACAAAGGAACAGAAGATAATCGTGTGCGTAAACTAGACTATTCAATTCAGATTAACAAGTTATTCTATGAACGCTTGTTGGCTGGCGAAGAAGTTAGTCTTTTCTCGCCACACGAAGTTCCAGAAGTCTACGAAGCATTTTATTCAGGCGACAATGACAAGTTCAAGGAACTATACGAAGCAGCAGAAAGAAAGACTTCTGTTCGCAAGAAAAAGATCAAGGCAATGGACTTATTCGGTGACCTATTAAAGGAACGTGCTGAAACAGGAAGGATCTATATTATGAATGTGGATCATGTTAATTCGCACAGTTCGTTTAAGGATTCTGTTTACATGAGTAACCTATGTCAAGAGATTACACTTCCAACTAAACCTATCAGTCATATCGATGATGAAGAAGGAGAAATTGCTCTCTGTATTCTCAGTGCAATTAATGTTGGTCTGATCAATCATGTAGAAGAATTAGAAAACCTATGCGACCTAGCAGTTAGGGCATTGGAAGAAATTATTGACTATCAGGGTTATCCAGTCAAGGCAGCAGAAATTAGCACAAAGGCTAGACGTTCACTTGGTGTTGGATACATTGGTCTTGCACACTATCTAGCCAAGAATAAAGTTAAGTATAGCGACAAGGAAGCATGGAAGTTAGTTCACGAACTTTCTGAAGCATTCCAATACTATCTGCTCGTTGCAAGTAATGAACTTGCCAAGGAGCGTGGAGCGTGTGAATACTTTAACCGCACTAAATATGCGGACGGCATTCTTCCTATTGACACATACAAGAAAGATGTCGATGATGTGATCAAGGCGAAACTTCAGTATGATTGGAATGATCTTAGGAAGGACATTAAGGAACACGGACTTAGGCACTCAACATTGTCCGCACAGATGCCATCGGAGAGCAGTTCCGTTGTGTCGAATGCAACGAACGGAATTGAACCACCTAGAGCATTCCTGTCCATTAAGAAAAGCAAGAAAGGGCCTCTTAAACAGGTTGTTCCGCAGTATAGTCAACTAAAGAATTTTTACACACTATTGTGGGACATGCAGGGTAACGAAGGCTACATTAATATTGTGGCTGCGATGCAAAAGTTCTTTGATCAAAGTATTTCAGGCAACTGGAGTTACAATCCCTTACAGTATGAGAACAACGAAGTTCCACTAAGTGTAATGATGAAGGACATGTTAACAACCTACAAGATGGGGTGGAAAACAAGTTATTATCAAAACACATACGACTTCAAGGGAGAGGAAGATAATGTTCAACCAGCAGGTTTGGAAGAAACTGTGGTTGACACGCAGCAAAATGGTGCTACAATGAATGGCACTATGAATGGTCATGTTAACGGTCACATGAATGGACACAGCAATGGTGTTGAGTCTGTTCCGTCTGACGATATTGAAGGCGAAGAGTGTGAGGCTTGTAACATTTAAGATGTATGACGAAAAAGAGAGAGAAAAATAAATTGGCAAAGACAGTATTCAACAAGAACAAAGTGGACTTTACTAAACAGTTTATGTTCTTCGGAGAAGACCAAAACACGCAGAGATATGATGTGTTTCGCTATCCGGAATATGATAAACTTAACCAAACAATGCTTGGTTACTTCTGGAGACCAGAAGAAGTAAGTTTACAGAAAGACAGGGCAG